GATGATGTTAATAAAACTCATGAGAGACTTGAGCACATAATTGAGTGGTATAATGCATGGACATTGGTAGAAAGCAATGTTCCTGGTTTTCTTACTCACATGATGAAGAAGAGAAAGCAGAAATATTTAGTTCCTAAAAGTCAGATTACATTTAGAAAAAATGTAGAGTACTCCCAACATGGACCTGAAGAGTATGGATGGAGAAACACAGGCACTGTCTTTTCAGCTAATATCTTACCCTACCTAGTAGATTACTGTAGAGAAGAACTAGATATTGAGACTGGTGATGATGGAAAAGTTTATAAAACAACTTATGGAATAGAGAGAATCCCTGATGTAATGGCCATGGTAGAGATGCAACATTATAGAGAAGGACTCAATGTGGATAGATTAATAGCCTTAGGTGCACTTATTGCTTTTGCTAAAGTGCAGGAAGCTAACAGAGGTATTATGAAAAGATTTGAAGATACAGGTAAAAAAAGCTTGGATAATTCAAAAAATTTATATAAATTTACTAACAGCCCATTCCGACATATAGGGATGGGTCAAGGATCATTGGATAGAAAACCTCCAAGAAATCCTTATAAAAACTTAAGATAAGAAGATATGCAAGTATTAAATGCAATGCAAATGAAATCTGGCAAGAAGGCCGAGTATAATAGAATGGGTTCTATTACACAGCCTCTGCAATTTTTACCAAAGAAAGAAAAAGATGCTGAATGGACAGCCTGGAATCTTGACTGGTTAGAATGGAATGGTCTTAAGCAAATTAGAAGAAATGCTAGGAGATTGATGAAAAACTATAAACTAGCTAAAGGTACTATTGATAAGACTGACTATGTAGTTGAAGCTGATAATGAGATGAGGGAGATTGTTGATACATTAGGTCAAGAAGATATCAGTGCATTAGAGCTTAAATTTTATCCCATTATTCCTAATGTGGTAAATGTAATGGTTGCAGAATTTGCTAAAAGAAATACTAAAATCACTTTTAGAGGAGTAGATGAATATTCTTATAATGAACAACTAGAAGAAAAAAGGAACCAGGTTGAGCAAGTATTATTGCAAAAAGCTGAGCAAAAAATGATGGCTAAGTTACTAGAGCAGGGAATGGATCCTGAAGATCCTGAAGTTCAACAGCAAATGCAAGAGCAAATGTCTCCAGAAAAAATGAAGACTTTACCTGAGATTCAATCATTCTTTGATAAAGATTACAGGAGCATGTGTGAGCAATGGGCTATTCATCAGTTTAAGATTGATGAAGATAGGTTCAAAATGGATGAGTTAGAAGAAAGAGCTTTCAGAGACATGCTTATTACTGATAGAGAGTTCTGGCACATGAAGATGAATGAAGATGATTATGATATTGAGTTATGGAATCCTGTAACTACCTTCTACCATAAATCACCTGAAGCAAGATATATTTCCCAAGGTAATTGGGTAGGTAAAATAGAAATGCTAACTATTGCTGATGTCATTGACAAGTATGGTTATATGATGACTCAAGAACAGTTAGAGTCAATAGAAGCAATTTATCCAGTAAGATCTGCAGGTTATCCACTACAAGGTTATCAAAATGATGGTTCTTACTATGATGCTACCAAGTCTCATGAGTGGAATACTAATATGCCGGGCCTTGCCTACAGACAATTTGTATCTATGTATGATAATTTTATCTACAATGGTGGAGATATCATCAACTGGATCATGGCAGAAAATGAAGACTATGCTCCTATGGGTGCGGCATTTTTATTAAGAGCTACTACAGCATATTGGAAGTCTCAAAGAAAAGTGGGACACTTAACTAAAATTTCTGAAGAGGGTGAAGTTACTACTGATATTATCAGTGAGGACTATAAAGTAACTGATAAACCTATCTATGATACTACATTAATTAAAAATAAAACTAAAGATAACTTAATCTTTGGAGAGCACATTGATTGGATCTGGATTAATCAAGTATGGGGAGGTGTAAAAATAGGACCTAATCACCCTTCCTTCTGGGGTATGAATAATCCAGGAGGTATTAATCCAATGTACTTGGGTATTGATCAAAATACAATGGGACCATTAAAGTTCCAATTTAAAGGTGATAGTACTCTTTATGGTTGTAAACTTCCAGTAGAAGGAGCTGTGTTTAATGATAGAAACACAAGATCTACTTCTATGGTAGATTTAATGAAGCCATTTCAGATTGGATACAACATTGTTAATAACCAAATAGCTGATATCTTAGTAGATGAGTTAGGTACAGTGATTATGTTAGATCAGAATGCATTACCTCAAAAATCATTAGGTGAAGACTGGGGTAAAAACAACTTGGCCAAAGCCTATGTTGCCATGAAGAACTTCCAGATGTTACCGTTGGATACAGCCATTACTAACACTGAGAATGCAATTAACTTCCAGCATTTCCAAGTAATGAACCTAGAACAAACCCAAAGAATGTTATCTAGGATTCAAATGGCTAACTACTTTAAACAACAGGCCTTTGAAGTTATTGGTATTACACCACAAAGATTAGGTCAACAGTTAGGTCAAACAGATACCGCAAAAGGGGTAGAACAAGCAGTGGCAGGTTCTTATGCTCAGACTGAAGTATACTTTATGCAGCACTCTGATTACCTAATGCCAAGGGTACATCAAATGAGAACAGATCTGGCTCAATATTATCACTCTAAAAAACCATCATTAAGACTTCAGTATATGACTTCTAATGATGAGAAGGTAAACTTTGAGATGAATGGTACTGACTTACTATTAAGAGATATTAATATTTACTGTACTACTAAAGCTAACCAGAGAGCTATCTTAGAGCAAATGAAGCAATTGGCTGTCTCTAATAACACAGCAGGAGCTTCTATATATGATCTTGGTAATATCATGCAAACTGAATCATTAGGAGAACTTACAGTGGCCATGAAAGGTATTGAGAGAAAAGCTAATGAGAAAGTTCAAGAAGAAAGAGCTTCTCAAGAGAAAATGCACCAGGAAGAAATGCAGAATAGACTTCAAGAAAAACAACTTGAGCTTGATTCTAGAATGCAAGAGGCTGAGAAAGATAGAAGAAAAGATATCCTTGTTGCTGAGATTAAAGCTGCTGGTTATGGATCTATGGCTGATATTAATGAAAATCAACAATCAGATTACATGGATGCATTAGGTCAGATTCAAAAGTCTGAGCAGTTCCAAGAGACTATGAATATGCAAAACTCTAAAGAGACTAATAGAACTCAAAATGATAGAGAAAAAGCTCAAATAGAAAGAGAAAAAATGCAAGCAGATATGAGAATGAAGCAGATGGATTTAGATATTGCTAGAGAAAATAAGAACAAATTTGATGTAAAATCAAAAAATGACAAGAAAAAGAAATAGGGTCTAGCCATATACTGCCAATTATTTTAATATATAAGTAAGAAAAATTATAATTTTTAAAGTTTATATCTGTAAATTTGCTTATATTAGTATAGTCAATTAAACCAACACATATGACAAATAAAAATGAAACAACAACAGTTCAAGAAGTAGATATAAATCTAGATGAATTGTTAGGTACACCAGGTGCTGAAAACATTGTGGTACCAGAAAGTGAAGCTAAACCTTCTATGTTTTCTAGAAGAGAAAATGTAGATTTATCGTTCCTTGATAAAGATGAAGAAAAATCTGATGACACCCAGTCAAAGGGAAAAGATGCAGGAGATGATGACTCTGCAGAAGAGAATGGCAAAGGTAAAAGCAAAATCACAAAGGATGAGTTTGAAGAAATTATTAACTCTAATCCTGAAGAAGATACTGACACTCCTAAAAAAGGTGGTAGGCCTAGTGGCTTAGTAGAACTAACTAACAAGTTAATTGAAAAAGGCTTAATAGTTCCTTTTGAAGGTGATGAGAATGTAGATAAATATACTCTTAAAGACTTTGAAGAGTTATTTGAAGCTAATACAAAAGATAAAGCTGTTAAAACTCAAGAAGAGGTTTCTGCTCAATTCTTTGAATCTCTACCTGAAGAACTACAAGTAGCTGCACATTATGTAGCTAATGGTGGTAATGATCTTAAAAGCTTATTTAGATCTCTAGCAGTTGTAGAAGAAATTAGAGAACTAGATGTAGATGATGAAGATAGCCAAGAGCAAATTGTAAGAAGCTATTTACATGCTACAAAATTTGGTGATTCTGATGAGATAGAAGAAGAGATTGAAGCTTGGAAAGATAGAGATGAGTTAGGTAATAAAGCTAGAAAGTTTAAACCTAAATTAGATGCTATGCAGGAGCAAATTGTTGCAAGACAATTAGAGCAACAAGAAGGTATAAGAAAACAGCAACAAAAACAAGCTGCTGTTTACACTGATAGTATCTATAAAGCTTTAGAGCCAGGTGAATTAAATGGATTAAAACTTGATAAGAAAACCCAAAGTGAATTATTTGGTGGATTAACTCAAGCTAATTATCCATCTATGTCAGGTAGACCTACTAACTTACTTGGTCATTTACTAGAGAAATACCAGTATGCTGAACCAAACCATGCTTTAATTAGTGAAGCTTTATGGTTACTAAAAGATCCTGAAGGATATAGAAACAAGGTTAGAGAAATTGGTAAAAAAGAAGCTGTTGCTCAAACAGTAAGACAGCTTAAAACAGAGCAGAGTAACAAGATCACATCTAATACTTCTGTTCCTGATGATGATAATAATAGTAGAAAAAAACCAGGAAGTGTGCCTAGACCAGCAGGTGGTAGCTTCTTTAAAAGATAAATAAACAAACAATAAATTAATAACTTAAAACAAAAAACAAAAACAAAATGGCAACTCCAGTATTAAACAACGGTATATTTCTGAGAGATACTAACTACCAAGCTAGCTCTCATGTAGATTCTTACCACTTAGTAAACATGTTAAAGGATGCAGAACCTATGGATTTAGGTCCTGTAGACATTTGGGCAATGTCCCAAAAAGTTGAAATGCCTTTATACCAATTATCATCTTTTGGTGGTAAAAACATTATCATGGTAGACAATGCAAGAGGTGAGTACAAATGGCAAACTCCAGTTTCCCAAGACTTACCTTACATTGTTAATGATATTGAATCAGGTAATGAAACAAAAGGTGTTGATGGTACAACCTTCAAGATCAAAATCAACAAAAGAGAATTTGGACATGGTGATATCATCACTTATGACAAATACAATGGTTGTGAGATGTACATTACTGCAGATGATATCTTACCTATGGGTGATGGTTTTATCTACACAGTTCAATTAGTAAACAATGATAACTACAGATTCTTAGATAATAAGTATTTAGTTCCTCAAACTAAGTTATTTAGAAAAGGTTCTGCTAGAGGTGAATATGGTGAGAGATTCTCTGATATTCAGACTAGATCAGGTTTCCGTGAATTCTATAACTTTGTAGGTGGTGCTGAGGCTCATGTACATTATTCAGTATCTTCTAGAGCTGACTTAATGTTAAAAGGTGGAATGAATGCAGATGGTACAGTTCCTGTAACTGAGATCTGGAGAAACTTTGACAAGAATGTAGATCCAGCAATTTCTAAAATTGAGGATATTGCATCTAAGATGGGTAAAGACTACTTAAAAAGAGCAGTAGGGAATGGTACTTTAACAAGAACTTTCTTAACTAGCATGGAGTCAGCTCACTTAACTAAAATTGCTACAGACATTGAGACTTACTTAATGTGGGGTCATGGTGGTAGATTAAAGCAAGATGGTCCAGATGATATGAGATTATCTGTAGGTTTATGGAAACAGTTAGATAACTCTTACAAGAGAGTTTATAACAAGATAAACTTCAGCTTAGAATTATTCAGATCAGAGTTATATAACTTCTATGCAGGTCGTGTTGAGTTCCAAGGTCCAGATCCTAAGAGACAATTAATTGTTCAAACAGGTATGGGTGGAATGAGATTAGTAAATGAAGCTATTAAGAGAGAAGCAGTTAATTCAGGTTTAGTTACAGTTACAGGTTCTTCTAATACAGGGATTGGTAATGCAATTAATGGATCAAGTGCAATGGACTTAAACTTTGGATTTGCTTTCACTAGTTATGTAATTCCTTTCTTAGCTAATGTTAAGTTTGTACTTAACCCAGCTTTTGATAACTTACATACTAATGATATTGAGAACCCAATCATTGATGGTAATCCATTATCATCTTATTCATTTGTTATCTTTGATATCACTGATACAGGAAATGACAACATCTACATGTTGAAATTATCTTGGGATAATCAATTAAAATGGTGGTACCAAAATGGTACTATGGACTACATGGGAAGAACTCAAGGGTTCCAATCATCTGGCCAGTTTAATGGTTACCGTGTAATGATGACTCAAACAATGCCAGCTATCTGGGTTAAAGATCCTACCAAGGTTCTTAAGATTGTTATGAGAAATCCAGTTACTGGAGGATCATTCTAATACTTGTACCAAAAGGAAGTAAGAGTATCCATAGTACTTTTACTTCCTTAACTGGTACCTTTCACCCCTGATGATTATGAATCATAATGAGAGCAAAACTCAAATCAGGGGCAAAACTTGTAAACATAAAATTTAATTTATAAATTTACAAGAATTATAAACCAACAAAAAACCAACATATGAATTACTCAATTGTGTCCCTAGCTGAAACAGCTAAATCCGGCAGTATATCTGTCAAACCGTTCTTTGATCCTAATAAATCTAATCTAGGCCTAGAAAAATATGGCTTATCATTATTTGATGGGGTGTTTCATGAAGAACAACTTGCATGTCTAGATAGAAATGGTATCAGAAGATACTTAACAGGATTAAATGAATTTGCTCCAGAGGTTAAATTAATTAAAGATACTCAGGAAAGAGAAGCTAAGATCCAAGAAATTAGAAGAGTAGTTTCAGAACTTGAAAGAGATTTAGCTGCTAATATGGTTGACCCTAAAGACCCAGATTTTTGGAATAAAGTAACAGTGTTACAACCAAACAATGATGACTTCTGGAGTAAGATTACACTTAGATGTGGTAATGAGCCAGTATATTTAGATCCTTCTAAAGATGCACATGATTTAATTAAAATCTATGCAATTGAAAGTGGTGGATTCTCAATGGTAGCTAAAAGCTATGATGATGCAAGAAGTAGAGCAGTACCTCCTAAATTTTATTTAGATAAATATATAGAGACAGTATCTACTAAAACAGAACTTAGTAAACTTAGAAATAAAGCTATATCTGAACTTACCAAATTATTTGATAAGAACCAGAACAAGTTATTATATGTTGCTAAGGTTGTTGATGGTAACAGTGTTCAGTACAAAAAGTCTACTCCTAATGATGTTGTTTATGATAACATGGATAAGTTTATTAGAGGAGAAGGTATTGAGAACAGTGTTAAAAGAGCATCTCAAATGTTCTTAGATGCAGTGGCTATGGATATGGAAACTTTAAAGATTAAGTCAATTGTGAGAGACTCAACTTATTACAAGTTTATTACTCCTAA